CTTTCCAATCAGCACCTAAATTTGGATTTGTTGTTTTTATCCAAAGTGATCCTGTTGGTCTTGGATTTGTATCACCTGATTTATATTCTGGAACACTTGTATGTGGAGCAATAGTTAATGCTGTAGTATAGTATGTTCCAGCAGTTAAACCTATGTCTGCTAAAGGAGTACCTGATCCGTCTGTAATAACAATAAAGTCTCTTCCAGTGCCGTCGTTATAGATTTCAAGTTTATTATCTACAACTGCCGCTGTAATACCTGTAATAGCGGCGGTGTTGATATCACCTGCTAATGAAGAAAGCGTTGTACCACTTGTTGTAACAGTAGTAGGTGAACCGCTTATAGCAATAGTAAACTGCTCTCCTACACCTGTGGTTCCTCCTGATGTACTTGAAACACTTGGCCAAGATTTTTTCCAAAGAGCACTTCCTACTTCAACCCATGATCCTGAAGTATTTTTATAATATGTTTTAATAATTGTAGTAGTTGCTCTTACAGCGTAATCACCTACAGCACCAATTGACCCTTTTGGTGCACCTGTAGCTGAATTACCAACTAGTTTTGTTGAATCTGTAATTACTATAGGAGTTTTATTTGCAAATGTTTGTCCGCCTGTTGTTGTTACTGCGGCGGCGTTCCATTGTTGAATTCCCCAAAGTGTTGTACTTGTATCTAACCACCAAGTCCCGTTTGCAGGATTTGCTGTAGTTGGATTTGCACTTGCGTTTAAAGAATCTAAGTCTACACCTCCTCTTACTACATATGCTCTGTTACTTACACCTAAGTAGCTGTAAGCGGCTTGTAATCCGTATTCGTTTTGCTCTCCGCCGTGTATTGGATTATTGTTTGCATCTGTTTTGAAAACTGGATCTCCAAAAGTTTCTACTAAGTCTCTTTGTGATGATAACAAATAAACTTTACCAGCATTTGCTTTTGTAGTTCCAGGTGCAATACCTGTTCCAGCACCGTTCAGTTTATTTTCTGCGGTGGCGACAAAGATAATTGGAGTAGTACCTGGTTCAGCCGGAGTATAAAAACTCTCATCAATTACGCTAACCGATACACCTGGTGATGTTAATGCCATTTTAATTTCTCCTATGGGTCTAATCTCTTATTACTATTATTTAGCAGATTTGAGGATTTTTATTGCTTTTGGTTTAGTTATACACGCATTTTTCTATTGACTAGGACATATTAATAGTGTAAAATATAAAAACTAAGGAGTTGTTTATGATAAAATACAAATTTAAAGAAGACCAATATATTAAAGAGTTTGCAAAATATATAGATACGACATATGATGCACATTACTCAAAAGATAAATTTCAAGCAACTGAATTCATTATTGATGGCGGACATGGCACTGGTTTTTGTGTTGGTAATGTGTTAAAATATGGACAACGGTATGGTAAAAAAGGAACAAAAGAAGATGCTAGAAAAGATCTTTTAAAAGTTCTACATTATGCGTTGATGCAATTATATGTACACGATGAAAATCTTTAACCTATTAAAAATCCGTACCCTGTACCACCAGCAACTGCCATAAACAAATCTTGTTCAAGTTTTTCCATTTCTTGTTGAGCTTCTGCTTTGAGTGTGTCACCATTTAATGTAGTTCCACCACCAGGACCAGCTATTGTGCTAAATTTACTTCTTGCTTCACCAAGCATATATTTACAACCTGCAAGTGTATAATCTTTTATCCATTGTGCGGCTTTGTAATCTGCAAATAATTCAAAATCAGGTCTGTAATTATAAACTTGCAATAAAACTTCTTCTTCTGCTCTTGGTCTTTGTAGTATTGTAAGTTTATGACTAGTAGGGTTCCATTTAAATTCCATAAACGAACCAAACATTCTACCTATAAGTTCCTGTTGTTGTGCAAAAAAATCATATGTTGCAAGACCGCCTATTCCGGATCCTGCAAGCAAATAGGTATTTGTATACGCTAAATTAAAAGGTTCGAATAAACTACCACCATCTGCACTTGCTCCTAACCTACTACCTACACTTCTTCTGTAAATTTTTCTGACTTCAATAACTTCTTGTGGAAGTATATAAGCATTTTGACTTTCTACTAAGGTTATTGTAGCATAACTTTCTTCAACACTATTTTCACTTCGTTGTCTATATTTTGTTAATGACTTTGACAATGCAGTTTCATAATGAATTGGATCAAGTTCTACATCAACCATTCCTCCACCAAGGAACGTATTTACATAGTCAAATATTTGTTGTTTTTGTGTTGTTAGGTCTGGTATTGCGTTCATTGAATCTCTCCATATATATTTATACGATAAATATACATATGCCAAGACTAAGTTTATATAGACCAGAAAAATCAAATGATTATAGTTTTCTAGACAGTGTTATTCTAGAACAATTTACTGTGGGTGGTACAGATGTCCATTTACACAAATATATTGGAACTAAAAATCCAACAGCAGAAGAAGCAACTAAAGAAAAACCTATTTACGAAAATGAATCAGTAACAAATATACAAGATTTGTTGTTTCTTGAAAATCGGGATAGAAAATATGATCAAGATATTTACTCTATCAGAGGGCATTATAACGTCCAAGACAATGATTTTGATTTATCACAATTTGGTTTGTTTTTACAAAATGATACATTGTTTATGACAGTGCATATAAACAGTTCTGTAAAAACAATTGGAAGAAAAATAATTAGTGGTGATGTTATTGAATTACCTCATTTGAAAGATGAATATGCTCTAAATGATGCAAGCATGGCATTGAAAAGATTTTATGTAGTTGAAGACGTCAATAGGGCAAGTGAAGGATTTAGTCAAACTTGGTATCCACATTTGTATAGATTAAAACTAAAACAAATATATGACGGACAAGAATATAAAGACATATTAGACTTGCCTGCAGAAGAAGGAAGCGATCAAACATTAAGAGATGTACTATCTACATTTGAACGTGAAATGCAAATTAATAATGCAGTTATAGCACAAGCTGAAGAAAATCTTCCTGAAGCAGGTTATAATACAAGACATTTTTATACAATTAGTGTAGATGAAAAAGGAGAAGTTACAATCGTCACTGTTGATGATACCAGAAGACTATCTGCTGATTTTGATATTGACGTGTCTACAATGATTGAGCCTGCTCCGGAAAGTGGCTATAAAGGTTATCTAGTTGGTGATGGAGTTCCTCCAAATGGTGCACCATTTGGCACAGGAATAGGATTTCCAGCAAATAGTAGTGTAGGAAGTTATTTTTTACGGACAGATTTTGTTCCCAATAGATTGTTTAGATATAATGGAAATAGTTGGCGTAAAGTAGAAGATGCAGTAAGAACAACAACTACACCAACGACAAGTAGAGATACTCTAAAAGGAACATTTGTAAATAATGATACAGTAAATACAATCAATGGTGAACAAGTTACTGAACGACAGTCTCTTAGTAAAGCATTAAAACCAAAGGCAGATAATTAATGCAATATTTTTATGACGGACAAATACGAAGATATCTTACACAAATAGTAAGAGCTTTTAGTAATTTTAGTTACAAAGATGGAGAAGATCAAATTAGACAAGTGCCAGTGATGTATGGTGATTTAACTAGGCAAGTTTCCAATATAATAAGAGATAATAGTGAAAACAAATTACCTTCTGTACCAAGAATGGCAGTATACATAACTAGTATGCAAATGGATAGAAGTAGACTAAGTGATAGTAGTTTTATTAGTAAAATTAATATTAAAGAAAGAGAATTTGACGAAACAAGTCAAACATATACAAATACACAAGGAAGCGGATTTACTGTTGAAAGATTACATCCTACACCTTATGTATTAGGAGTAAATGTAGATATATGGAGTTCTAATACTGAACAAAAATTACAAATTCTTGAACAAATTTTTATGATGTTTAATCCAGATTTAGAATTTCAAACTAATGACAATTATGTGGACTGGACAAGTTTAACTGTATTACAACTTGAAAATATTAATTTTAGTAGTAGAAGTATTCCATCAGGAACAGAATCCGAAATAGATATTGCTACATTAAGTTTTATTGCTCCTGTCTATATTTCACCGCCAACAAAAGTTAAAAAGCTTGGTGTTATTACTGAAATAATCAATAGTGTTATAAATTTTGATGCTAATACTATTAGTTTAGATGGATTCAATCCAGATACTAGTGATCAAACAAAAGTTGCAGACGGATATGTTGTTTTGCCTGATGGATCCATTATCAGTAATAATCCAAATCAACCAAAAGAAGCTGAATACGATGAAAACGGAAATATTGTATATCAAGGACTTAAACCAGAAGATAGTAGAACAACTGTCATTAAAACTTCAACTGAAGGAAATATTAATGTTGCAAATGTAAACACAGCTAGTTATAGAAATTTTGATATTTTAGTTGAAAAACGAATAGCAAAACTTGCTAAGAATGCCGCTAATATTAATGACATAAGTTGGTTAAATGTTTTAGAAGCAGAAGCACCAGCAAAATTTCAACCAGGTATTAGTCAATTAAGATTAAAAAGAGCAGAACTGCTAACACCAATTGTTGGTACATTTGATATTGTTAACAATAATACCCAAGAATTATTTTTAACATTTGATCCTGATACAATTCCATCTGATACATTAATACAAGGTCCTACAAAAAACACAGGCACAGTTGACTATATTATAAATCCACGTAATTTTGATCCTAATGCAGTAAAAGCAAACGGTGTAAGACTTTTACTTTTACAGCCAATAGGTGGAAAGATTGAAAGAATATTTACAGCAAGCGGGAGCACCACTAGAGTAGAAACAGAAGTAGATGCTGATAGAGTTTATGACATTGATGTATTCATTAATAATATACGTAAAACTGATTTTGCTACTCAAGAAACCATTGACGGTTCTCTTGTTATCAAAGTAGATGCATCAGAAATGCCTAGGCCCGGTGACGAAATTCGTTATGTTCTATATATTAATGAGGATGGAGCCGACGCTTGGAAATCAACAGCAAATAAAGATTTTGTTGCTGACACCGGAGATATATGTGAATGGTCAGGAACAGAATGGGTAATTATATTTGATGCAAGTCAAACTAAAACATCTACATATGTAACTAATTTAAATACTAACCAACAATTTTATTGGAATAGTGTTTATTGGCAATTTGCTGTAGATGGTTACTATCCAAGAGGAACTTGGGATTTAGTATTATAAAATAACTATTAATATGGAAAAGATAGTTTGCAGTGGTGCTTTATTTTATGCACAAGATACTAATAGATTTTTATTACTACACAGGACCAAAGGCAAA